ATCAAGTCCTTTTAGTACGCCCAGCCATTTGTTTCGTAGTAGTGCAAACTCATTGATTAATTGTTCGTAATCGCAGACTGCTGTCTCGCCGTCTACATACTTTTCACAATCGCGACTGGATAATGCACGCTGATAATTTTCTAAATATTTTCTAAAAAACGAGCTACGCAACTTACGTAATTCGATATTTAGATATTCCAGTATTGCCTCAAGTTCTTGAAGTTGATTAAATCGTTGTTCAACAATTCCAGGCATCATTGCTGCTGCTTTTTCAATACTACCCTTAATCTGAGTTTCAAAGCGAGCTGTTGCCAGCTCGCTTTCAAAGTATTGTATAGCATTTGGAATTTCAGTAATGTCATTAGTGACTTTGCTGTACCATCCCATGCTTAGTCCTCGTCTTCTTCATCGTTGTCGTCGTCAGTATCTAGATCAAGATAGTAATTAATAGCGTGATCTAAGAACTTGTCAGTTCCGCTAACCTCTCTAAGAGTCATGTCGTTAACACCGTAGTCTGCTAATAAATCAACATACTTTTCTGCTGCAAGTTCGACATGCTTTTTATCAAGATACTCCTTGAATAAATTCCAAATATCGGCTATCTGGTCTTCGTTCATTCTTCTTGCTCCTCAACATAATCAGCAGTGTCAACTTCTTCAACTTCGGGTTCGCTTTCTCCGTTGGCCCTGGCTGTTAATGCTGTTTCTTTCTTAATAAGAAAATCGGCCATTGCACGATCAAGGAGATCGCCTGTCCATCTTTTGCGGAATTCAAGAATCACTTCTCCATCTTCCATGACATACTCGTACCGGTTTCCCTTTTTTTCAAGTAGACCATTTCCGTCAAACAAGTCAAACAACCCACTGTATGGGTCCATGCCTGTTGCGTAAGGAATGCGCACTTCAACGCTTTCAAACGGCTTTGAATACCGTGTTTTCATTATCTTGCACTTGGCACGAATACCATGTACAGTTGCTGATTTAACACCGTTTTCGTCTTCTTTTAACTTTAGCTTTTTCATAGCAACAACAATCGATGATGCGTAGATAAAACCTTGGCCTCCAGAAATCTTGTCGTCTGGGTCAAACATATCTTGACTTTGATAAGTGTGGTTGGTAACAACCATACCTACGTTGTAAGAACCAAACATGTTAACACAGTTAGTAACCAATGCTTTGAGTTGCTTGGCCTTACGACCAAAGTCACCTTTCATGTCGCCGGCTTCGAACTGATTAAGTTCTGTTGGCGACATAAGCATGCCCAACGAATCAACAACAAAGAGTACCTTTGGTCGATCTTCCTCTGCCATGTCTCTGTAGTCTTTCATAAACATATGAATTGTTTTAGCAACATCGTCGATCATTGCCATGTTGAGTTTCAACATTTTACTGTCGTCAGTGTCTACATCAAGAGCTTTTAACCAGCTCTCGTCTAGTGCGTTCTCGGTGTCAACAAGAACTACGAAGATTCCTTGCTTCTGTGCTTCACGTACAAGTGTACCAGAACAGATGAAAGATTTGCCAGCGCCTGACTCGCCTGCAAAAACACTTACTTTTCCTAGTGGAATACCTTTACTAAAGTCTCCGCTAATTAAATAGTTAAGTGCAAAGTTTCCTGTTGAGACCCAATCTGTTGGGTCGTGGAATCCCGAACTCATTCCTTGAATAGATTTTGTTAAACTATTGCGAAATTTCGAGGGATCAAATGATTTAGTAGCCATTAATTTCTCCTATTAAGCCAAAGAATAACAGCCTTGAATATTTCAGTAGACAGGGCTGTTATTTAATTTTATGTGTTTTGACGTGATCGAATCATTGCAAGGATATCCTGTGCACCGCCTGCGTTTTCTGCCGGAGCAGGAGCAGGTGCTGATTCTTGTGCTACTTCAGCGTTAGACTTGGATGGAACGTCTTCGGTCTTAGCTGCTGGAGTAGCTGCTGGAGTAGCTGACGAAGCTTTTGGATCACCTGTGCGCTGTGACATGCCGGCAGGGCGGAAGTATTGGCCCCAACGATCCGGATCATATGGTTCTCCATCAACACTTGCTTCGAACATTTCAGTCAATACCTTAACTTCAATTTCCGATGGCTTCTTAGGAAGGAAGTCACTTAGATCTAGCAATCCATTTTCTGTTACAGCAGCCAATTCTTCGTCAGCAAGGGGGCGGTCTCTACGTGCCCAATTTGAAGTTGAATAGTCTGCATAGCCGCCCTTGCTGGACTTGGTTAGGCGGAAGTCCACCCCACCAGCATAATCTGTTGGTAGTTCTTCCATGTCTGGATCCATGAGTGCTGCTTTGATGATCTTAAAGATCTGGGGACCGATAATAAATCTGCGAACTGGGTTCTCGGGTGTATTATCTTCTTTTAGTGCACTGTCTGTTACCAAGCCTTGGAAAATGTACGAACGCTTTTTCCAATACTTTCTGCCCATGTCTTCTAAACTTGGGTCTTTGAACCAAGCGCGTACTTCTGCAAGTATCGGGCAACTTTCGTTATACATTTCCATGCACGGAACTTGTACCTGCACAGGGCGAGAATCAGTTTCTCCTTTGATGCCTGCAAACGGAAGCTTAATCATCAAACGTTCTGTCCAGAAAAATGTGTTGTCTGCATTACCGTCTGGTAGGAATCTGATAGTAGAAGTATCACCTTCGTTCATATTCCAAAATGGGTAAATTGCGTTATCGCCCCCGGTTTTATTTCCACCTGCGCGAGATTCTTGTTCTTTTAGTTTAGCTCTAATTTCTGCTAGTGATGCCATAGTGATGCCTCCTGTTAATGCTATTGCCTATGTGTCTTTATTTGTTCTTAATCGTGTGCCTGTTTGTAGTGTAGCACAAGTATTATACTACACTATTTTATTTATCCTGTCTATCTTTATTTTAATTAATCCTAAAGAAAATTACATTCCGGATAGCCGTCTTAGCCTTGCTGTGTCGTCTGCCTGTGTGTGTTGTTGTGGTTGTTCTTGTACCGGTGCGTGTTGTTGCGCATGGGTAAAGTCGGTGCTTTCCACTTTTTGTATAAACTTTGCGGAAGGTTTTACATACTGGTCGCCGTATTCTTTTTGTACCGCAGTTAATACTGCTGTTTCACCTTTTGGAAATTTTCTAGTCTCTCTGTCAAAGTAGCTAAGGATGAATTCACCCAATGGAGTTTTTGCAGGTTGTTCCTTGCTGATGTTCGAATCGTTGGTAGGAACTTCATCATCGCGGTCGGGCGACTCGCTCCATTGACCCATTAACTTGTCAAATGCACTTTCGATTGCAACCTCGGCTTTGGACTTTTTGTCCTTGACTGCTTTTTTAAATGGCTCTTTTTTGTTGCCATCTTTGTCTACATCAAGGAAGTCCGGCTTTGCTTCTGCTACAAGGTCATCATAAGATATTTCTCTGGCCCTTGATGCTTCGCCGACTAACCTATAAATGTAAGGAAAAATGTCTGTTAATTCTTCATTAAATTGCTTAATAGTAAGTTGATCAATCCAGTTCTCCGAAACATCGTCTGGCACATCCTCTATCAATGCCGGTGTAAACTTTGCAATTGCTTCCTTGTAATAGGATTCTTTTTGCAAGCCTATAATTTCTTTTTTAACTTCTGTGACTCTGCTCTTAACAATATCTTTGTATCCGCCTAGTGTTTCAGCCATAACCGAACTACGACCGATATATTGGTTGAACTTGCGCAGTTTGGATGCTTCTTCTGACAGTCCTGAAATATACTTGCCAAAATCGTCGTATGCGTTACCACCTTCGCTAACATGCATTGCCATTGCGCGGGCGCCACTTAGGTGTTTAAATGGATACTTAAATCTCTCACCAGATGGTGATTCAACGTAAATTGCTTTGATTTTTTGGGTTCTGCTATTTACACTCTCTACGTTAATGGGTTGTGAGTGCTTGATTGCTAACCTAGCATTGCCTATTTTTTGATAACTGGTATTCAGTGTACCATACATTTTTGATTCAGACATCTGATCATCTCCAGAACGATTTTTTGCTAAAAAGTAATAATCTTTTTTGTTTAATTGTTTTTTGTTTATATCACGCACCGAAAATGCCATTAATCTCTTTTTAGAAAACATTCGTATTTCTCTTAAAAAGTTATACCAGGCATCTTGTACAGCTTCGTCTTGATCGGCTACCAAGTCCTTGCTAGTGATAACAGAAATTCCAGTATCATTATCAAGACTTACACTAATTTTACCAAGGTCTTCGCCGTTGCTTATGTACGAAAAGTCGTAATAACGGGCGTCATCTGGTATATTTGTTACGTTGCCTTCTTTGTCGCCGATGGTTACGTTGGGGAAACGTCCGCGGATTTTATTGAATAATTCCGCACCAATGCGATCTAAGTTTTTCATACTATTATTTATCAAAAGCTACTGCTGACAAAGATAGGCATCGGCTGCTCATAATCTTCGTCGGGTTCAAGATGAATAAAGGTATTATAAATCGAAGGATCCCAATCTTTGATCACAGTAATCATTCGCAGAGCAAGCAACGTAGCGCTAACCAAATCGTCGCCGTGTCCTTGCTTTGCTTGAAAACTGGTATTCGACTTTACATAATTTTTTAATTCGGATATAAGCGGTCTGCTTCGCAACAACAGTTGATCGTTTTCAATCATTGTTTTTAATCTTGCGCAGATGGTCATTTTTGCGCCATGTGTGGTGTTAAATCCTTTACGAAACTTTCTTACATGACCTTTTCTCATGGGTTCACTGATAAACAATCCTGGTATATTTTCTTCGCCATAATCGTTGATTACAATCAGTGCTGCTTCGCCCAATCCATTGTTCTCGACGCTCCAGTATATGTTGTCGCCACCGCTCTTGGTTTCGTCAGCAATGTATTGGCAGATATCTTTTAATACACGAACCTGGCCAGGGATTCCGGTTTCGTTGTGACACCATTCCCCAACTTGTTCATACGTAGGAATTTCATATATTTGTAATGCTGCGTTGTTGCCGCCTGTGCCCATAGCAGGATCTAGTGACACCACATAACTGTATTTCGAGCTTGGCTTTTTGAACCAACGAGTATGACCCATATTTAATAGAGGCGCTTCGCCTTCCATTGTAGCAAGTTTGATCGAATGTATTAGCGTCTCGTCGAACACAAGGAATTCACAGTTCGAGCTGAGTATTTTGTTTGTATAATATCGGTGGCCGCCATTGACTTCTATAAGATCATAAACCGGTTCTGAATAACCTAGATCTATTTTGTTGAGTAATTTTATATCGCCTTCGGTTGTAACCACTGTGTTTCCTATTGCAATGTCCTGGGCTTGTTTTGAAGTTTCCGGGCCTATGTAAAATTTGTGATCGTGGGTGCATTCAACATATGCGCCTTGTTCAAACTCCATTCGGAGCAACGGTTTTATTCCCATCATGCTAACACCGGCAAAGTCTTGAAACCCTTCCGGTGTTAGCACCTTGTACCCCTTGATGTTCTCTTTAAAAGTCTTTGTCATTTAGTGTCCTATACGAATATTTATTCTCAAATATCCAAACTTCGTAGTCATACCCTCTGTCTACAACAGCTTGGCGTTTTTTAAGGTTGTTAACCAATCTATTCTTATACTTTTCCTTGCCATGGCCGTTCCACCACCATTGACTCTTGACT